TTGGTGAAGGTGAGGGACTGCGCGAACGGCCCGGCACTCTGCTGCTGCGCCGAGACGCCAGCCTGGAGGCCGGCGACCATCGCGCGCTTCACCATCGAGCAGACAACGGCCCGGACGATGTCCTTGTCCAACTTGAGCAGGGTGATCCGCTCGTCGATGTCCTTGACTTCCGAGCGGACGATCGCCGAGGCATCCGTGAGGAGTGCCGCGGCGGTCGCCTGCTCGTCGCCAGAGAGGGGCCGCCAGCGAACCTCGAGATCCGCTGCGGTCGCGAATGGTTCAGCCATGACGACCCCTCCCTTGCGCTACTTGTCGGACTTGCTGGTCGTCGACCCGCGGGTCGACGACTTGGGCTTGGGCTTGTCCCCTGCGTCGGCAGGCTTGTAGCCCTCGCCGGCGTAGCGGTCGTCCTTCTCGTCAGCGACAGAGAAGGTCACCCCGGTCGTGGTGTCGGTGAACCGGCCCATCAGACGTTGGCGACCTTGTCCACGACGACCGAGAAGCCGTCGAGATCCATGACGCCCCAGCCGTAGACGACCTCCAGGCGGAGGGCGATCTGGTTCTTGCGCTTGAGGTCGCCCTGGCCGTCCGGGTCGCCGAACTTGATGAGCTCGACGGGGATGCGACGCTGGACGCCCCACCGCAGGAGATCCCACTGGCCGAGGATCGCCTTGACGTTGGTGTTCGCCGAGGCCTCGGGCAGGCCCGACACGGTGGTCGAGCTGTAGGCGTTCAGGCCCTCGAAGCTTGAGATGTTGGCACCGAAGCCAACCTCGGGGAACTTCTTGCGACCGTCGGAGTAACGGGCGGTCGCGATCGTCCATGCGTACGAGGGATCGAACGCGACACCGTTGGGCTGGTAGCCGTCCGCGATGATGAGGCCGGCGGCCTGCTCGAGGACCAGGTCCGGCGTGGTCAGCGTCGCCGTGGTCAGCTCGACCGCGTTGGTCGTGGTGGCGATGCGATCGCCGGCGACGATCGAGGAGATCGCCGTGCCGGTCAGCGGGTTGATGCCGTGGAACACGCCGAGGTCGAGTGCGCGCGCCAGGGCGACGCCGCCCTCCTCGCCGAGCTCCGAGAGGACACCGAGCTGGTAGTCCTCGTCGGCCCACTGGACCTCCTCGTTGAACCGCATCGTGACCTGCACCTTGTGCGGGGTCACGACCTTGGTTCCGAAGGTCGGCGTGGTGTGGCTCTTGTCCGCACCCTCACCGACGTACTCGGCGCGGGGGCGGCCGGTCAGGGTCATGTGGGTGACCTCGCCGAACTGCTGCGGCTCGGCTCCCGAGAGGGCGGCGACGGCGGAGCCGGTCGTGGCCTTCTTGAACAGGCCAGAGGCGATGTTCTTGGGCAGGGTGATGTTGCTGGTTCCGAGAACGGCCATCGCCGTCTCCTTTCGGGTTACCCGCCGAACAGGTCGCGAGCGAGTTGACGCTCGCTGCTGTCGACGTTGGTGTTGGTCGCGCCCTCACGGGGCACCTGGTTGCCGTTCTTCTTGCGGTCGGCGTCGCGGTCGGAGAGGCGCTTGGCCTGCTTGGTCAAGGTCTCCTCGTCCGTGCCGGTGAGGAACAGTGCGATGTCGTCGGCGTCAGTGATGCCGTGCTCGCTTGCGATCCGCAGGCGCATGGACTCGCTGCGGACGGCGTTGAGCTCGGACTCGAGTTCGGTCACGCGGGCCTGGTGCTTCTCGGCCTCGGTGCGGTTGCTGTTCTCGATCTCGTCGAGCTTCGCCGCCTTCGCCTTCACGTCCTTGTAGTCCGCGTACTTGGCACGCTCGCGCTGGATGCGCTCAGAGATGACCTTGTTGAGGTCGTCCTGGGACGTGATCGGCTCGAACTCGTTTGCGGTGGGCGTCTCTCCGCTGGTGTTGCCGCCCTCGGTGGGTGTCTCGGACATCGTTCCTCCATCGACCGCGCATTGACCGCTGCGCGTGGGCGTAACCCCGACGTCGCCGGGGGAGTGTGTGGGGCTGTCAGAAGGCAGGGACAGCCGTGCAGTTGCAGTGATCGTGGGCCGGGAAGTCATAGCCCTCGACGTGGTAGACGTCGCCGGTGAGGTACTGGCTGCACCAGTCGCACTCGCCGTTGCCGACGCGGACCCAGCCCTGCGCGGACGGGTCGACGATCGAGTTCTCGGTGATCGTCATGCGGAGGTGGTCTGCGATGCGTCGCTGTACGCCGCCGCTGACCAGGGTCTGCAGGCTCGGCACGTCGACCGCGGTGGTGACTGCCCAGCCGGCGAGCGCCTGGGCCCCGCGGTCGGTGACCGCCACCGGAGTGGCCGTGAAGCGACGGCGGGCCTCGGCCTTCTCGCGGGTGTCGTCGTACCAGTCGGCGGCGATCATGGTCGCTGCCTCGCTGTAGGTGGTGACCAGCGCTGGCAGCGTGTCCATCAGGGCGGTACGTGCGCGCTCGGGGGTGTCGATCTCGCGCCACAGGGCGGACAGGTCGCGCTCTGCGTACGTGGCGAGGGCGGCGACACTCCTACGCAGGAGCGTCGGTGCTGCCGTCGCCATCGTTCACCACGTTCGTCGCTGCGCCGCGGAGGATGTCCAGCACGGCGGATCCGCGCTGCCTGCGCAGCTCGACCTTGGCGCGGTCGAGGAAGTCCTGATCGAAGCCGTAGAGCTCCAGGCCCAGCTCGCTGTTGGCGAGCCACGGGAACTTCTCGATCGTCTTGCCGGCCGCATCAGCAGCTGCGGCGCGCGAGGGGGTGCGGACGTCGCGCCACTTCGGGCGGACCTGGTTGATCTCCGCAGCGTTCGTGCCGTCGTACATCGACAGGGCGCGGGACATCGTGCGCCGCCACGCCGGCGACCAGCCATCGGTCGTGCCCTCTGCCTCGGCGAACAGGTCTTCGCGCGATGCCTCGTACGCCTGCGCCGACGTCGGATTCGAGTCGGTGGCGATGCCGAGGCTGGTGATCGGGATGGACGTCTCGCCGGCAAACAGAGCCGCCCACGTGCGCAGCTGCTCGACGTGCGGGGTCTGCGGCGCCGAGGAGAACTCCTTGATG